AGAGAAGGAGCAACTGCTCCAGTATATCTCAGATGAGTACAAGCGTGCTTATGGGATGAGACCTAGAGGCGACTTCTATAACAATAGAACTGTCGAGCAGCTTAGAGTTGATCTTGATGAGCTCAATAAGTATGCTAACGAGCAGTATGAGATTGAGAAGGCTCATGAAGTTGAAAGACTCGAAGAGTTTGAAGAAAGACTATTCTGGATCCAACAAGAGCTTGGTGCAGAGAATAGAATGCAAGCTCTTAGATGGGTAGTTCAAGATGATGAAGAAGCTCAGCGTGATCCAGGATACTTCATGTATATGAATGGATTCACTGAGTATACTAATGATGCTGCTAGATATCTTCTTCAAGATATCATTACAATCAATAAGCAATTAGCTACAGCTTCATAGTTGACATATAAATACCTGTGTAGTATAATACTACATTGACACATACACACACAGGAGGAATTATGTCAGACAATAAATCAGGCTTTGAAATAAGAGCCGACTTGCTTTCACAAGCACAAGGGTTATTGCAAGATAACAGAATGGCAATCACAGACAGATATCACAATATGGTCTGTAGAGCACAAGAACAGAAAGATGTTCCTTGGCCAGAATATCCAGTGGAGTTAACAACTCCAGTATCTGCACAAGATGTTATTAATGTTGCAAAACAATTTAACGATTTTGTAAATAGCAAATAATTCAACGGGGCATTAACTTGCCCCTTGACAAGGAAGATAAATACCGATATGGCAATTCAACCAACAAACACAAACTTTTTATCCCAGTTAGGTGCTAAGTTTGTCATCAAAAAAATACCTAATGTAAATTATTTTATACAGAATGTAGCATTGCCTTCAGTTGATGTTGGTCAATTAGAAATAGCTACGCCACTCAGTAATAGAATAAAATATCCAGGTGACCTAATAACTTATGGTGATCTAGTTATTACATTTAGAGTTGATGAAGATTTGAATAATTATAATGAATTATATAATTGGATCCTATCGTTTACAAGAGTAGAAGATTTTGAGAAAAGTACTGCTTGGACTAATGAACAAACATCAGGAAGTGATGAAAGAGTATTTAGTGACGCTACATTAACTTTATTGAATAGTGCCATGAATCCAAATAAGGAAATACAATTCATAGACGTATATCCTTCATCACTATCAGACCTGCCTTTCACTACTCAGGCAGCTGATGTTGACTACATTGAGTGCACAGCAACATTTAGATATAGAAGTTTTAAAATTACATAATTGAATCAAAGAAAAAGAAGAGCGCTGAAAGAAGCGATAGTTGATACGTTTTTAGGAACACTAATAATGTTTCCTTTGAACTTTCTTATAGTATATATTTGCTTAGAACTGTTGTCTTTTAATGCGTTACAGATTACAATAGCTAGTACAACAACATTGTTTATCGTTGCGGTATGGAGAAAAGCAACGGTGAGGCTTTATTTTGAGAAAAAGTATGACACTAGAAGAAATACAAACACTATGGAGTAAAGATGCTCCTGTCGATAGAACAGAACTAGCAACCGAAGCTAGTAGAATTCCACAACTACATTCAAAGTATTTCAAAATCTTTTCTACAGAAAGATTGATACTTAAGAAGATGGAACAAGAGTCAAAACAATTGTGGAAAGATTTATGGGAATACTATCAAGGCAACTTCGATTATGAAGAGCTGAAAGAAAGAGGATGGGATCAAGTAAATCAAAGAATACTGAAAGCTGATCTAGGTATTCATATAGACGCAAATCAAGACTGGATAGATAATAACTTAAAGATGGCATATCAAAAAGAGAAAGTTGACTTCTTAGAAGCTATAATCAAGTCATTGAACAATAGAGGATTTAATATCAACGCGGCAATCCAATGGGAGAAGTTTAAAGTTGGTATCTAATGGAAACTTTAACAATTAAAAAAGTAAACGAAGTTTACATGACAATAGATTGTGATGGTGGTTCTTGTTGGGAACTGCAAGATTACTTTACGTTTACTGTTCCTGGTATGCAGTTTATGCCTGCAGTAAGAAATAAATTCTGGGATGGCAAGATAAGATTATTCAATGCACAAACAAAAAGAATCTATTCAGGTTTACTACATCATGTTCAAAAGTTTTGTGAAGAAAGAGATTACAATTTAGAAATAGATCCAGCTTATGCTGATGCTGAGTTTAGTATAGCAGAAGCAAAACAATTTACAGATGGATTGAATCTACCTTTTGAAGTAAGAGATTATCAACTAGATGCATTTGCTCATGCAATAAAAAAGAAAAGAGCATTGATGTTATCACCAACAGCTAGTGGTAAGTCTTTAATCATTTATTTACTAGCAGAGTATCTAAAAAGAAAGACATTAATCATAGTACCAACTATATCATTGGTACAACAGATGGCTGGAGACTTTAAGTCATATGGTTATCAAGATGATCCACATATGATAACTGCTGGTGTAGAAAAAGATGTAGACAATCCAATCGTTATTAGTACATGGCAATCAATACATAAGATGCCAAAGAAATGGTTTGAGCAGTTTGATTTAGTTATTGGAGACGAAGCTCATTTGTTTAAGAGTAAAAGTTTAACTTCAATAATGACTAAGACAGTAGGTACAGAATATAAATTTGGCTTTACAGGTACACTCGATGGAACAGTTACACATAAATTGGTTCTTGAAGGATTGTTTGGAGCAGTTGAAAAAGTAATTACTACTGATGAACTTATCAAAAAAGGAACGCTTGCAGAATTTAATGTTAAGTGTTTAGAATTACAATACCCAGATGAAATAAAAAAGCTACATGCAAAAGATAAATACCAAGACGAAGTAGATTTTTTAGTAAGGAATGAATCAAGAAATAGGTTCTTAAAAAATTTAGCTATTAGTCTACAAGGTAATACATTATTGTTATATCAATTTGTTGAAAAGCATGGTAAGCCTTTGTTCTTAGAAATAAAAAATGCTATTGATAGTTCTGTTGAAAAAGATAGACCTGTATTTTTTGTATCTGGAGAAGTCGATGGAGATGCAAGAGAAGAGATAAGAGCATTGGTAGAACAGAATGACAATGCTATTATTGTTGCAAGTTTTGGAACATTTAGTACTGGAGTAAACATAAAGAGATTACATAATATTATTTTCTCTTCTCCAAGTAAGTCAAGAATAAGAGTTTTACAAAGTATAGGTAGAGGATTGAGAAAAGGAGACAACAAAGAGAGTGCTACTCTTTTTGATATTGCAGATAATCTTCAATGGAAATCTAAACTTAACTTTACTCTTCAACATTTTGCTGAAAGGATAAAAATGTATAACGAAGAAAAGTTTAAGTATAAGATATATAAGGTAGCACTAAAAGAATGAAAGATCATATAGCAACAATCAAATTAATCTCTGGTGAAGAGTTAATCTCTCAAGTTGAAAAACAATCTAATCCTTTACATATAAAATTAATTAATCCTGTATTAGTTCATAAAACAAACACAGCCTTAGGTCCAGTATTGTCTGTTTCACATTGGCTAATGTTTACAGAAGAGAATGAAATTGTACTTGAACGCAAGAATATCGTTGCCTTAAAGTTCGGAATAGAGGATAATACAATTCAACATTACCTTAACTTTACAAGAGATAAAGGTGAAATAATTAACTTCAGAGAGTCTTCTAAGTTAGAAGACCTTGTGAGACAACTTGGAGAGAAAGCGTTAGGACATCGAGAAGAATATGACGAGTTCTTAGATGAACAAAAAGATGTGGCTAATACTACTATACACTAATGCCTAGAGCAAAATCAGAACACTATGTAGATAACAAAAGGTTATATGCTGAAATGGTAGAATACCTTAACGGTGTAAAAGAAGCTGAGGAATCAGATTCAACACCACCAAGGATACCTGAATACATTGGAGAATGTTTGTTAAAAATCTCAACGAGATTATCTACTAAACCAAACTTCATCAACTATACATATAGAGATGAAATGATAAGTGATGGAATAGAGAACTGTATAAATTACATAGGTAATTTTAATCCAGAAAAATCTACTAATCCATTTGCTTACTTTACTCAAATAATATACTATGCATTCTTGAGAAGAATACAAAGAGAAAAGAAACAACTTTACATTAAACACAAATCATTAGAAAGAAGTGTAGTGTTTAATGAACTTGCTACAACAGATGGAAATACTGAAAGAGGAGATCAAGGAGCATATATTAATCTTGATACACCTTACATGAACGACTTTGTAGAAAACTTTGAAAGAAAAGAAGAAGAGAAGAAACAAGCAAGGAAAAAGAAAAAAGGTTTAGAGAATTTTGTTGAGGAAGATAAATGAAGATAGCTTTAGTAACTGATCAACACTTTGGAGCAAGAAATGATTCAAAAAGAGTACACGACCACTTTCAAAAATTTTATGATAATGTGTTCTTTCCTGAAATCAAACGCAGGGGTATTGATACTGTTATTAACCTTGGTGATACTTTCGATCGCAGAAAGTATATTTCTTTCACGTCACTCAAGCGAGCAAGAGAAATGTTCTTCCAACCATTATATGACAATGGAATCAAGATGCACGTCATCGTTGGAAACCACGACAGTGTTTACAAGAACACGTTAGAAGTCAATAGTGTTGATCTCTTGATGGAAGAGTTCACAAACATAACAACATATACAAGACCAGAAGTTATTGAGATAGATGGTACAGAGATTATGTTAGTACCATGGATCTGTCAAGCTAATGAAGAAGAGACATTTGTAATGGCTGATAAAACATCAGCACAAATACTATTAGGTCATTTAGAACTATCAGGTTATCAAATGTTCAAGGGTGGATTTATTGATCATGGTATATCAGATCAATGGCTCAAGAAGTTTGAGTTAGTATGTAGTGGACATTATCATCACAAAAGTACTACTGGTAATGTAAATTATCTTGGTTGTCCTTATGAAATGACTTGGAGTGATTATGATGATGTAAAAGGTTTTCATGTATTGGACACACTTACAAGAACATTAGAGTTTATACCTAATCCTCATACTCTCTTTCATAAAGTTTGGTATGATGATACAGATTTAGATATGGCTGGACTTTTACAACAAACAGATAAATTTGAAGAACTAAATGGTAAAAGTGTCAAAGTTATTATCAAAACTAAAGATAACCCAACACTATTTGATATGTTTATAGAAAAGTTAGAGAAGGTTGATCCATTACATATACAAGTAGTACAAGATCATTTACATTTAGATATGGAAGATGATGAAGATATTATAGATGAAGCAGAGGATACATTGACAATACTGAATACATATGTAGATAACTTAGAGATAAAGAACGATAGAGTAGACTTACAACAACTACTTAGAAGTTTATATGACGAAGCATTAAGCATTAGTAACTAATATATTATGATAACATTCGAAAAGATTAGATTCAAGAATTTCCTGTCATACGGAAATAGTTGGACAGAGATACATCTTAACAAGCATAAAGATACTCTTATCATAGGAGAGAATGGTGCTGGTAAGTCTACATTCTTAGATGCATTGTCTTATGCTTTGTATATGAAACCTTTTAGAAAGGTAAACAATCCTCAGCTTGTAAACAGTATCAACAAGAAACATCTGTATGTAGAAGTTGAGTTCAAGGTAGGTGGTAATCATTACAAAGTAGGAAGAGGCCATGCACCGAGAAAGTTTGAAGTATATCAAAATGGTGAATTGCTTAACCAAGAAGCTCATACAAAAGACTATCAAAAGATATTAGAGCAACAAATACTTAAGATGAACTACAAATCTTTTACACAGATTGTAGTATTAGGATCGAGAAACTTTGTTCCATTCATGCAATTGAATGCTACAGATAGAAGAACAGTTATAGAAGATTTATTAGATATACAAATCTTTAGTGTAATGGCTGGTATACTAAAAGATAAACTAGCAGAGAATACAAAAGACCTTACACAGTTAGAGTATGAAGTAAACTTAATCAATGAAAAGATAAGTGTTCAACAAGAATATATTGATAAAGTAAACCAAGATAAAGACAAAGTAATTCTCAAGATCCAGAATCAGATAAATGAAAGGACAGAAGAAATTGAAAACCTTATTGATGAACAAGATGCTCTACTGGAGCAATCTAAATTACTAGCAGAACAAGCTAGTCCTTTAGAAGAAGTTAGTAATAAGATCCAACAATTCCTAGCGTTGGAAACTCAAATAGAAAGTAAATTAAACAAACTCAAGAAGCAGTTAAAGTTCTATGAGGAGAACGATAATTGTGATACATGTGGACAGGAGATAGCAGATGACTTTAAAAAAGAACAAATTGATCAATCCAACACGGCTATCTCCGAAACAACTAGCGGCCTTAAGCAACTCGAACAAGAGATTAGTAAGAGCTCTACTCGTGTCACAGAACTCAAGGAACTTAAAGATGAAGCCGACAGACTTGCCACCGCTGCTTCCAACAAAGGAAGCTCTGCTGCAGCCATTGAAGAAGTTGTTGAAAGCCTTACAAACGAACTTACAGAAATTCAAACACAAGCTGGTGAGGATGGTAAAGCTAAGGTCAAGCTAGAGGATCTAACTAGAGAACTAGATGATCTAAACATTCGTAAGACAGACTTAAGACGTAAAGGATCCATATTCAATACAGCTCAGATACTTCTAAAAGATACAGGTATCAAATCTAGAATCATAAAACAATATGTTCCAGTAATGAACAAATTGATAAACAAGTATCTAGCAGCAATGGAATTCTTTGTAGACTTTAACTTAGATGAGGACTTCAAAGAAACTATACGATCAAGACACAGAGATGACTTTGTGTATTCATCTTTCTCAGAAGGTGAGAAGATGAGAATAGACTTAGCATTATTGTTTACTTGGAGAGCAATTGCTAAGTTAAAGAATAGTGCAAGTACAAATATACTAATCATGGATGAGATATTTGATAGTAGTTTAGATAGTCAAGGAACGGATGAGTTCTTAAAGATCATAAAAGAGTTGACTTCTGATACAAATATCATTATAATAAGCCATAAGACAGATCAACTGTTGGATAAATTTAGTAATGTAATCAAATTTGAGAAGTACAAGAACTTCTCTAGGATAGCAGAATGACAGAAGAAAAGAAGTTTGAAAAAAAGTACAATCTGATTGAGCCAAATGATCCATTGTTAAACAATCCTTTAGAGCGATTCAATATTAACAATCCACCTGAAGGAGTTGATCCAGTTGAACTTGGTAAAGAATTATTATCTCATATGAGATACTTTGGTGGTATAGGATTGTCAGCTAATCAATTAGGATTACCATATAGAGTATTTGTTATGGAAGGCGATCCTGGTTTTGTATGTTTCAATCCTACAATTACAGCATATGCAGGCGAGCTAGTAAACTTAGATGAAGGTTGTTTATCTTATCCTGGGTTGTATGTAAAAAAGAAAAGAAGAGGATTGATAAGAGTTAGGTTTCAAGATCCATATGGCAATCCAATAGTTAAAAAGTTTTCAGGTATGAGTGCAAGAATATTTCAACATGAAATGGAACATATGGAAGGAGAGAACTTCCTACAAGGTATAAGTAGACTAGCATTGGATAATGCAAAAAGGAAACAAAGAAACTTATTAAGAAGAGTAAAAAGAGAAACACAAGGAAGATCAAAACACGGATCAGGTAAAAAAAGAGGATGAAAGTAAATCTAATCTACGGAACCGAAACTGGGTTCACTAAGTCTATTGGAGAAGACATTCTGAGGTTATGGGATGTTGCTGGACATGAGACTAGATTGATAAAAGTAGATGAAGCTGCAATAGAAGATTGGAGAGCAGACTTATTGATTATGGGTGCACCTACTTGGTGTGAACCTAGACTAGATACATTCGGTGAGTATAGTGATGATTGGAATGAAACAGACTTATCTAAAGTAGACTTCAAAGATCAAATAGTAGCTCTATTTGGTTTAGGTGATCAAGTAGGTTATGGAAATAACTTTGT